TTAGTTCAGCGAGGTTTCGTTAGTGCGGAGGGCGTCCACACGGCGGATCGGGTAACCCCCCCACGACGTCTGCAGCGTGCCGCCGACCATATCGGTCGTCAGCGTCGAGTTCGCCACCGCGTTGGAGGTCTGACGGCGCAAGAAGGCTAGAACCTGCTTGTCCATGTACCACGCGCAACGGCCCATCGAGGCGTTGGGGATTTCCGTCAACGCTTGGTGCATCAGATCGTTCAGATCGGCACCCGTCGAGACGTCAGCCGTCAACAGGCTGCGGTCGATAGAGTGGATGCGAACGATGTAACGCCAGTCGCGAACAGTCAGACCAACATCCCAACGGTAGTGGGTGCGGTATGCCTGATACAGACCGGTCGAACCACCGACGGTATCCTGCACGGTAACTTCGCCGAGGTCACGCTGCTGGAGACCAGCTTTGGAACCTTTCGGGATGATGCCGTGGCAGGTATTCGGAGACCAGCAGATCAACCAGATGGATGCGCAGTCGGTCTGACCGTTTGCCGCACCGCCGTTGATCATGTTGTCGCCGTTCTCAGCCGACGTGTCGTTGTAACGCGGCGTGAGACCCGTGAACTCTTCCGGTGCCGACGCTTCGTCGCCGTAGAAGAGTTTGGTGGCCAAGGTTTGGTTCATGCCCTCGATGTGAGGACGATCCTCTTGCAGACGGAACGCAGCCGGGTTGCCAGCCATATCGACCAGCGCCTTATCGACCTGCGAGTAGTCTTCCATCATCGCGGTGTTGTCAGTGACTTGTGTCGAACGCGACTTCGTCGGCTGCACAAAACCGTACATTTTGCGGAAGGTCGGCGACGGCAGGCCGGTGCGGATCGAGGTCCGGTGACCGGTCGTGAGGTTGCCTTCCATCCACGTCATGTCTTCGAGGATTTCGTTCGTCTGGTTTAGGATTTCAACCACGTCGGCAATGGAGCCGTCGGGGTCGGTGACCTTCGCCAAATCAGCGAGGGTCGGGTTTTCAGTGCCAAGCGCAGCCATGATTTATCTCCTTTAGCTTGCTTGTTGCTGGAACATGGTCGGGTAAAGCCGTTGTAGCCCAGCCGTATCGGAAGCGGGTGCCGAAGCATCCCCCTCGATAAGCTCGGCGTCGGTCAACGATTTACTGACCCGGTGAAGAAAGCGCAGGAAGGCGGGGTGGTTGCCTAGCCCGAGACCTTCAGGATTGTCAGGAGACGGTGCGCCGATCAGCTTAGAGAATGCTTCGTCGGCGTAGGCGTCGGTGACTTTCTTGATGGCCCCGAGGTTGGCTTGAAGGTTGTCGCCGCCGAGTTCTTTGTCGGCCTTGACCTCTTCGCCCCATTTTTCGATGCGCTCTATGTATGCATCCGCCATCTCTTGAGATGCGCGAATGCCGGTCTCGATGTCCAGCTCGACCAGCTTTTGGAACTGCTCCTGTGACAGTTCTAGTTCCGCAGCTTTCGTCTTGAAGGCGTCGAGACGACTTTGGGCTTCCTCGCTGATGTCGAAACCCTCGGGCGCGGTGAACTCATACTCGATGGGTTCTGCGTCCGATCCTTCACCCCCGGCATCCGCCAGCAGGGTGTCAGTCTTTTTGGCCTCGCCCCCTTCGGGCTTGGCCTCGGCCCCCGGCGCAGCCTCTGCTGCGGGAGCCTGTTGTTCAGCTTCAGCAGCCGGGGCTGCCTCTTCGTTCACTTCTTCGTTTTGTACTTCGTCTGCCATGTTCTCCTCCTATGGCCTACTGGTTTTCTTCGAGCATTTTGAGGTAGTGCTGCGGGTGCGCATCAGTGACCTCTTGTAACAACGCCGTGCCCACCGAGCGTGCGCCCTCGTTAAAGGCTGTGCTATCGCTGCACCCCGGCACATGGCTGATCGAATAAAGGTGGCAATGCATCGTGAGGAGGTCGTGCATAAATGCGCGACCGTTCTCAGAACGCATGATCTCTTCGAGACCGCGTGCGCGATGCTCAGAACGATCATTCTTTTTATCCTCCTCGCTCACTGTACCGTCGCCCCCGTGCCGAGAAGATCAGTCAAGGCGTTGGGGTTCTGCGTGTCGGCCTCGCTCAAGACCTTAGCGCTCTGAGCCAGTTGGCCGCCCATCTCCATACCCTGCTGAGCCTGCTGCGCCTCATCACGAGCTTGCCGCGCCTGCGCCACCGTCTCCTTGTCCTTGGTCGAGGTCGCGGGAACGCCGACGATGTCAAAGTAGTTGCGGATCATGTCGTCGGCATCGACGACATCCATCACCTCTGGGAAGATTGCAGACATATTGCCGACGAAGCCCGCTCCGCGTTCGATGGCGGAAGCGCCGACAGCCTGCTGGGCCTGCGCCAACAACGAGACATATTCAACGTCCAGCTCCATACCTTCCAGCTCAGGCGGAGGTGGCGGGAGGAGACCGCCCTCCAGCGCGTACTCGAACACGTCGTCGAGGAGCGGGTCGAGCAGTTCGACGTTGAGCCGTTGTAGCACAGGCCCAAGCAGCACGAGTTTTTCTTCATGGCGCTCGGCCACCTCAGTCGCCGTCATCTGACGACGATCGGAGTTGATCATCATCGCGAAGAGGTCTGCATAGAAGCCGCGTTGGATGCGCTGCTGCACCTCTTGGATGTCCATCATCATTTCGTTGATGCGGGGCTGCACGATGTAGGCGGGCTGGAAAGCCGTCTGGCCCTGCGTCGGATCGACGTATGTGTTTGCACCCGGCAGCGTCGAGGTCGGCTTGCCCCGCAGCGCAACGCTGGCGACCATCGGCGGGTTGACCATCTTGTCGATGGCCTGCGCCTTGCGTTTCTGTTGGTGCTGTAGCTGCTTGATGTCGCCAAGCGTATCCATGCCGGGGCTGCGCCCATACACGTCGCCGTACAGCACGTCCCAGCGAGGGACGTAGGCAGGGAACTTGCGATAGCCGCCTTCCATCAGAAGGTCGTTGCCCTCTCCGCCATACTCGAAGTAGCAGGAACGGAACGGCATATTCATCTGGTCGCGCTTGGTGATGTCGCGCTCGGCCAGCATACGCGGCTCGATCATGTGGATGATTGGGATCAGCGTGTCGTAGTTGCCCTTGTCCCAAAGTGACTTGGTCGTGCGGCTGACGCCGCGCCAGTCCATAGAGCCATCAGGCTGAGACACAAACTTGGAGACGATCTGCCACACGCTCATCGTGAAGTAGCGGCCAAGGGTATCGACGATGCCGAGATCATTCTCAGCAATGACGTACTCACCAGCAGTGAAGGGACGGAAGCGGAGCATCTCGAACGATGGCTGCCGGTAGAGCGGGGCGGTGCCGAAGCTGCCTAGCTCGGTGTAGACGTTGGCCATCGCCGTGTAGAAGTTGGAAGCGTTGAGGATGCCGCGCTCGATCATCTCGACTTGGCTCAGCCATTCCTTGACGGCTTGGTTGTCCATCAGGTCGTCGTCTGCGACTTTGCGGCGGTGCCACGGTCGGCTCGGGCTGGTCATGCCGGACATCATGCCCGCCGCCATTGTGCGCAGAGCCTGCGTCCCGGTGCTGTCGATGATCTTGTTATTGCGCTTCCGGCCACGTGTGTTCGATACGTCCTCGATAAGGTAACGGCCACGGCGCGGAGCGAGGTAGTCGGTCAGCTCCATCCAATGAGAACGCCACGAGCTGCGATCATCTTCTAGCCGCTTATACCGCTTGATGATCGGCCCCTTCTTGGTGGAGAGGCTGACGCTTTGCAGGTTCTCAGGAGTGGCGACGATGCTCATTAGTCACCTGCCACACTGGGGTACATCTTGTCGGCTGCCGTCGGCTTGTCCTTTTCGGCAAGCTGCATCTCGATGACTTCGAGCGATGCGCTGCGGCTGCCGTCGGCTGCCTTGCCCACCTCGGAAATGCGGACCTTGATCGTGCCCATCACCTCATCGCCAACGGCGTGGTCGCCGATGACGCTTGTGTCGCCGTCCATCAGATAGATGCGAGGGTAGTTCTTGCTCTCATCAGCGCCTTCGATGAGCGTACCTTTGAGGGGCTTCGATCCGAGTTCCATGTCACTGTCCTAACAGGGTCTTTGTCGTGGTCGCCATGCCGACGCCAGTGACAGGGGTTTGAATTGTGCCGCCTTGGCCAGCCTTGATACGAGCACGCTTCTGCTCGTCGCGACGTGCAGTGCGGACAGCCTCATCGGTTTTCTTCGGAGGCTCTGGCGGAGGAGCGGGAGGTGGCGGGACTGCAGGAGCACCGCCGCCGCCGAAGCCGGGGATTGTAAACATCATCATTTGAGGAGCGTCCCTTTATCGCTGGTGCTTTCTTCGGTCTCCATCAGTGTGGAGGTCGTCTTCTTACCTGCGCGAAGGCGGCGACGTTTGTCGGGGTCTTCATGCGCCGGGTAATCTTCCTCTGGGCTGCGCTTGACCTTCACAGGTTCCGGCGGAGGCGTGTACGCCGGGGCGGAGCTGCCGCCACCAAAGCCGGGTACTGTCAGCATCGACAGACGCGGCTGGCGCGTTGCCCACTTGTAAAGCTGGTATGGGGTCAATGCCCACGACGTGATGCCGAGCACCGACTTCACATGGCCGACGCAGTTGTTTAGTACGAACGGGGTGCCGACGGCTACCGGATCGTCCTTGACCTCAACGACTTCCCAGCCCTGCTCCTCATAGTGGCTGACGATGTCGTAGTTTAGATCGGCCTGGCTCGGATCGACGGAATACCTTGGTGCCAGTCGTATGCGACCCAGCAGTGCGGCGTCTCTACGATGCACCAGACGTGACGATAGTCACGGTGCAAGAGCCATGCGAGCGGGTGGTCATTTAAGCTGCCGAATAGAATATACCGTCTCATGGGTAACCGCCTTACCACAAAACGTGAACACAGTCTAGTCAGTTAGATTTATTCGCAAGCGAAGCCTGCGTCAGGGTGTAAAATACTCGTTGATCCGGTAACGCACGTTGATCGTGGCACCGTTGCTGTCGGTGTTTGCCTCCCAAACTAAATTGTCAGCAGGGCTTAAAGGGAAATTTTCATTTTCTAGTTTGAGCGTCTGCTCAGCCGACGTGTTCACGATGAACGGGCCGTAGACGACATACCAACCGTCCACGCTGCGGTTGTAGACGCGTCCGCGCACCTCAACCTGCGGATTGCCCCCACCGCTTTCTTTAGTGCCGATTTGGATAAAAAAATTTTTTATGATCGAGTAACCGTCGCTTTCGGAAAAGAACATGGACTGCGAGGTGACACCATCTCCGGCAGGGCAGATGGCTTGGGTCCCGTATGTTGGCGTAGTGATGGGGATGGCAGAGTTGTTCTGCTGGTCGCCGCCATTACTCGCCACCGCCACGCGGTGGATGCCGATACCGCTAATTCCAAGAGCATCGCTGCCCGTGTTGCTTAACGTGTGAATTATCGTCTGGCGCTGACCGGCGGCGTCTAGGTAGATAACCAAAACCGTCAACGCCCCAGTCGTGCCCGCCCCGTCCGTAGAACTGTTGTAGACTAAGGTGAAGGCTTCAGCCGTTCTCATTGGGGACCAGTTACCAGTGGTCAGCTCCACACGGTCTCCCAGCCATTGGCTGCGGTGAGGTTTGTGCGGCGGGCAAACTTATTGCTGACACGCAAGTTCCTGACGCGGCCAAGAACCGCCTGATCATCAGCGATGCCCACAGGCATGGGGGTACCGTGACTAACATTGACGAAGCTGCCGTCGGCCAGCTCGATGAGCGGCATGGTGCGGTAGCGTTCTGCCTTCCAATCATTGGTGCCGGGTACATAGCTGTATGTTGGGTTGGCCATCAATAACTCTCCATCGGATCGTAATCCGTTTGTGTGTACGCCTCACCAGCGAAGCCAAGGCGCGTCGGTGCGACGGGGAACGCATACGTCAGCGCGAGAGCATCAGCCAAGTCAGGCGATGCAATGCCGCGCTTCTTGGCGTCCTCTTTCCTTTCGAGCTGTATCTGGTTGCGCAGGTTGTAACCGTACTCAAGGCCAGTGAGGTCGCTGATCAGGTCGTGGTCATCGGGCAATCTGATGCCGTTGTTGATCGCCTCGCGCATATTGCCCCAGCACTGCGCTCGAAGATTTGCGTACAGAGGATCGGTAGCCTTGCTGCCGAAGTTGACCTCGACGACGTCGAGGCCGAGCTGTCTGCACCGGTCAACTACGCCACCGCCGACACCGCCCCCGTCGATGAAGACCTGATCCGCACGCTTCGCATTGGCGATCTCCACCACCTTGGCGGCGAGGGTCATCGTGTCCACACCTCTGAACTTGTCCCAGCCTTGGCTTTCAGCGTCGCGGCCTTGGCGCACGCAGATGACGGACTGGTCATCACCAAAGCGTGCCACGTCCACGCCCACGACGACGGGATCGAACGGCTGCACCACCACGTCCTGCATGATGCAGGCTCGGGCGGCTGCGCCTTTGATGAACTGCAGAGCACCAGCGTCTGGGAATACGCCCTTGACGCGGACCTTGAAGAAGTCGCTGTCCTCGCCGTATGCCTGCGCCCATTCCTCGAACAGCTCCTTGTTGGTGATCTTGACGGTGCGACAGTCGATGAAGCGCCGGATGTACCCGTTGCGAAAGCGGCCCATCATGTTCTCGTAGAAACGGCCAGTGTTCCGCGTCGGGTTGCCAAACGCGAAGAACATTGGTTCCCCGTCCGTCTGGCCCCCCTCAGATGTCTCCCAGATGCGGTCAGGCACTGCGGACGCCTCGTCGAAGATGTAGAACGGCGTCGAGCTGGCTGCGTGCAAACCAGCGAACGCCTCTGCGTTCCGCTCTTCGCAGGTCTGCGCATCGACCCGCCACGTTGATGGCGATGCGTTGGCGTAGATGTTGAGGCTGCCCATCGAGCCGCCGTTGTATGTGAACCAATGCTTGAATAAACATAGCTCGACCCAGCGGCTCAGCTCGGACCACGTTTTTGACCGGAGCTGCTGCGCCGTATTCGCGGTCACAACGCCTTTGCAGTGGGGCCGCGTCACCATGATGAAGAGGATCAACCACGCCACCATCGCGGACTTGCCAATGCCGTGGCCGCTGGCTGTACTGAACCTGATAGGCCGGACCGCGTTGCTACCGTCGAAGCCGCGATCCTTGATCTGCTCACCTAAATCGATGAGGAACTCACGCTGCCATGTGTCGGGACCATCGAAGCCCTTGAGCGTGCCGCTGCCCCACGGAAACACGTTGAGCACGAACCCCAGCGGATCGTCGTAGAACTCAGCAGCCAATGCCGCGAGTTCGTCTTCACGGGAGCGGGTCGTATTCGCTTTCATGGTAGCTCGAATGATCCTGCGGCTTTGCGACGCAGGTGTGGTCAGGGTGATCAGGGTTGGCGATGTCTGGCAGCTTACGTGCTCCGCACACGCGGCACACTGGCACGCGGCTCTGCCCTGCTGGAGGTTCTTTCCATTGATGCTCAGCCATTGACGACCTTCAAGTGTTGGCGTTGTTCCGTCAGCCGCTCACGCGCCTCTTGAATGCGCTTGTCGAGAGCAGTCATGTCGTGGTTCTCGTTGATGTTCTTCGTCGCAGGGAATTGATCGAGGAGCTTCGATTGAAGCTCGATGCCTTTCATCGCTGCCGATACTTGATCGGTGTCGATGGCTTGCTGGATCAGATCGTCGAGCCTTTTGATCTGGCTCGCTACCGTTTTCTCCAGCCCCTCGATGATCGGCTCCCGCAGTTCCTCGATCCTAGCCGCAATCAGCCCGTCAGCCATCAAGTCTTTAGCACGGTTGTGGATCGTGTTGGGCTTCATGTTCTCAGCGTCATACGCTGCGCGATATGCGTCGCTCTGGTTCATTCCTTCGACGATGCATTGGCAGAACTTTTCCTGCTTCGGAGTAAGACGCTTCGGTGAGGTCGAGGGCTTTGTGCGATCACCAGCTCCCCCGCCGTTTTGATTTGTGAGCTTGTCCAAGCCGATGCTCGCGATGCGGCGCTGTTCTTCGGCGTATGCCTGATCATCAGTATCGTGCCACGAGAGTACAACAGCCTCGGGTTTGAACCCATCGGCCTTAATCTCCTTGATGCGCTTTGCCTTGTCGCCGGACTTTTCGACGTCACGAGGAAGGTCTCTGAAATGCTGAAAGCGACGAGCCGATGACCCCTTGCCGATGTAAAACGGCTGGAGATCACGCGGGTCGATCAGTGCGTAAACGTAGTGTCTCATGGCGCAGAGCATAACCCAGCTTTGCGCATCAAGTCCAGTAGGGTCTCCTCCTCCAGCACGTAAAGCCGACGCTGTCTATCTTCTCGTATGCACAGCATATCGTTGACCTCGTCCTGATCGAGGCTCTGATACAAAAAACGGTAGCCGCTCTTCTTGCGCTTACATTCGATCACATACGGCCCGAGCTTCACGTCTCCGGCGAGGTCTTCGCTGTAGTTCTTGAACGCGCCGGACCCGACGTTGCGCTGAACCTCCGCGCCGTGCTCTCGCCAGAATAATACCGTCTCTCTCTCCAGCTCATAACCACGCTGCTTATTTCGATTTGCCATCTCAATTTCTCCTCTTTAAATCGGCCCTAAAGGGCGGTTGCTACGCCAGTAGCACAGCCCCCTTTAGGGGGTAGCAATGTAGCAAGCAATTAAACTTCAACAAAATCAACACCTTACGGCGTTTTGCTACATTCGCTACGCTGTAGCAAATGTAGCAAGGTAGTTTGCAATGATTTCAAAGGGTTACTCTGTAGCATTTTTTCAATTTTCCTCGTTTGCTACACAACAGATGAGTTTGCTACGGCCTTGTTTTTTCGTCTCCACATAGCCGTATTCGCAGGCCGTTGGCTCCTCAAATAACGAGGTCAACGCACCCCAATCTCGGTTGGTTGCTTCGCGTGATTTGACGACCCAGCCGTCCTTGTTTTGCATCGCATCGTGGACGTCTATGGTCTTGTGTTTCCCCTTCCCCATGACGCGGAAAATCTCCGTCGCCCAGTAGCCTGCGATGTACTCATCATCGCCAGCATGGAGGAGGCTGTTCTCTGCATTGTGGGCGGTGCTGAGGTGGCATACACCGATCTCGTAGCCCTCGGGTAGGTCTTCGCCCTGCAGCTCATACACGACAGGCTCCAACGGACGACCCTCTCGTATCTTACCTGTGTCCAGCACCACCCACCGGCTCAGCTCCTCTTCGAGGTACTTCGCCTTCCACGTCTTTCGGCTATCCTTATTGCTGGACATCCAAGGTGCCAGCGTGAACCCGCAGTCCAATGCGCTGTAGATGGCACCCGAGCCCCGCCACGCCCCACTGTCGCCTCGATACCAGTCGAGGTCGTGGGTGCGATCCTTGGGCGTGTGGTGGGCGTGTATCAGGGCGCAGCCTGTGAGGCTGGTGATGTGAATGAACGCCTTCGTAAGCATCGCTGCCGACTGTGCGCTGTTCTCATCCATCGCGTCGCTTAGTGTGACGTAAGGGTCAAGGAACACACATCCAAAATTGTGCCGTCGGATGTGTGCAACGAGACGTGCAATGTTCTCCTCGTCAAGTTCCGGTGTTCCCACTTCATTGATAGCGACCAGTCTGAGGGTGCCTTGTGTTTTAGGACGGACGCTAATTGGCTCTCCACCATCTCGAATATCGTAGTGCTGAGCTGCCGCCTTAATGCGTCGTTTGATGTCATCGCCGTGTTCCTCGTTTGCGATCCATAAGATGCCTGTCTGCTCCCCTACTGGCAGGCCCATGAGATCAGTGCGTCCGACACTGAGGCAAGCAGCCAACCCGGCGAGCCATCTAGTCTTACCAACATTGGATGTACCCCCCAAAGATACGGTGCCGCCCTTCGGCACCATGCCTTCGACGAGCCACTCTATTTCGGGGAGGGTAGTTTCATTTAGTTCACTAATCGTAAAGGTATCGAACTCGTCGTCTTCGACGATAGCCGCAACGCGCTGTTCGATGTCATCGCTTTTTGTTTCGCGCTGCGGCCCAATGGGGCGGGATAGTGCCTCCAAATTCATAACGGGTCGCCCTTCTGTTATGGCGGCCACGTCGTCGTCGGAGAATGTTGGTTGGAGCCTGTCGTTGGCTGAGACGACTAGGTCTTCGATCTTCCCCCTCCGATCAATCCAATCGTTATGCCGGGGGTGGGCTGGGCTGACTGCGTCACTGGCATCGATGACTGCGGTCAGGGTGGCGATCTGCTGCTCGACTGTCAGCCGGACGCCGTTGATGCGCCGTGTGGATAGCCTCACTGATAACGACCTCAGCGCCGGGTATAAATCCTCCGCTGTCTGGATGCGCTCGATCAGCTCCTCGTCGGTGGCCGCGTTCCATGACGACATCGTGAGCGATCCTGTGCCGCCCTTCTCTTTCATCACGTCTCGTAGAACATCCATCGGGAACTTAGACGGCGGTGCCGCGTCCAATATCTCGTAGCCCTCAGTACCGGGCCAACAGATGTAGCCGTTGCCTGTTGCCTTGACATCGACGCCTCGTCGCAGTGTCGCAGGGAAGCGGATGTCGCCGGGGTGCTTGAAGAGGAAGTGAAGGCCGCCGGATCGCGTCTTATGAGATCGCGTCTCATGCAGCCAAGGGTTCTCTTCGACCCACGCCGCGAGCGTCGGGTCTTTATGAAGATCGACATCGATGCACATCAGGCCGGACAGCTCGCCCATTGGGACGGCGATCTCTTTGGCACGGGGGTGGGCGAATAGTTCCTTGACGCGATCCGGGTCCGTCGTGGCTATCTTGTATCCGCCGTCGCCTTTCTTCACGTTCAGCTCGTCATTCGACCACGCAGGCATTTTATCGTTGGTTGGAAATACGGGAAGGCCGCTCTCAGCGATGGACAGGGCGGTCTTGATGAGGTAATTATTATTTGTCGACGGCATTTTTATCACTCCGCAGGTTGGTGTTGTCGATAGTCGGGGCTGCTACCCCGCGCCTTGAAAATCTTGGGGTCGGTGAGCGTTTGCTCCCGGCCCCAAAATTTAGGCAACGACCAGCTTGCACCCCATTTTAGTTTCTGTCAATATAACGACCTCACCGCTGTGGTGAGAAATCCTCTAGCGGATTACATTGATCCCTCCCTGTGAAAACTAAGCCCCCGGATTTTTCCGGGGGTTATTTTTTTGTGTTGACATCAGTGTCTGACGCCCTATAATCCTTCTCAGTTAATCAACGGAGGTCACAATGTTTACTAAGTACATCAAAATCGAGCGTGAAGAAATCGGCGGCAAAGAAGTTGTCGCATGGCGCGCCTACGTCGAAGACGTCAACACCGACGCTATTGTCGCTGCCGTCCTCCCCACCGGCCTCCTGCTTTTAGAGGCTCACTCCACCGTAACCGGGCACTCTGCGGCTGGCGTCATGCTCGACCTAGCCCGCTGGCTCCGCCGCAACCCCATCGAGAAATAATTTTATGGGGGTGTTGACATCAGTGTCTGACGCCCTATAATCCTTCTCAGTTAATCAACGGAGGTCACCATGCATAAATCAATTCAAAACATCCTCGACCGCGAAACCCGCCGCCAGCGCATTCTGCGCGAGGCTATGGAAGAGATGCGACGCGAAGACGAGCAGCGTCAGGAGGCGGAAGAGGAGCGCCGCCACAACGCCAGCCTGCGCTGGCCAAGGTAATTTATATGGGAGTGTTGACATCAGTGTCTGACGCCCTATAATCCAATCATTGAAACAACGGAGGTCATTATGAAAAAGCAACGCATCGACGCCTACCAAGTCATCACCGACAAAATCATCGCCGCCCTTGAGGCTGGCACCCGCCCTTGGGAAAAGAGCTGGGCCACCACCGGGGGTCTCCCTCTTCGCCACAACGGTGTGCCTTACCAGGGCATCAACGTCTGGCTGCTGGGTATGTCCCCGGCCAACGTCGGTCGTCACTGGTTTACCTACAAGCAGGCTGAGGCTCTTGGGGCGCAGGTTTGCAAAGGCGAGAAAGGCAGCCAGATCATTTTCTTCAAGCCCCTCAAGATCAAAGATAAGGAGAGCGGCGAAGAGAAGAAAATTCCGCTGATCAAGATTTACAACGTGTTCAACCAATCGCAGATCGACGGCCTGCCCGCCAAGTTCGACGCGCCAGTAGTTGAGCAGAACGCTGAGGAGCGCGACGCAGCCGCTCAGGCATTCTTCGATGCCGTCGGCTTCGCCACCAAGCACGGCGGCGACCTTGCCTTCTACATCCCATCGCAGGACTATGTGCAGATGCCTAAGTTCGAGACGTTCGAGAGCGGCGAGGCATACTACGCCACCCTCGCCCACGAGTACGTCCACATGACCGGACACGAGAGCCGTCTCGACCGTAACCTCAAGAACTCCAACGGCACCCGCGACTACGCCAAGGAGGAGCTGATCGCCGAGATGGGCGCAGCGTTCGTCATGGGCGGCCTTGGCCTCTCCGCCGAGCCGCGTGAAGATCACGCTTCCTACTTGGCCTCGTGGCTCGAAGTTCTCAAGGCCGACAACAAGGCCATCGTCCGCGCAGGCAGCGCAGCACAAAAGGCCGCCGACTTCATCTTTGAAGCGGCGGACCAGAAGCTCAATAAGGAGGTAGCATGAAGCTCTATCGGATCAGCGCAGGGATCAATGGCGATCCCTGCGGCTTGGAGGAGCAGGCTCTCCTCGAAGTCGTCCTCGATCACGCCGCTGACCTGACGATGCGTCGGGTGCAGGGGTTCTGGAACGGGCAGCCCGTCCACACTTACGAGCTGGACGTGGCGTCCGATAGTCAGGACTATATTGAAGGGCTGGCCCGCGCCGTCGGGACGGTTTTGGACCAGGATTGTGTTATGGTGACTGAGATCGGCCACGCAACCTACATTAAAACATCAACGGAGGATTTTCACTAATGCAAGGCGGATTGTACGCAGAGACCCTGCGAGAAGAAATTAGAGCTGAACGTATGACGCTCGAAGAGGCGTTGGATTTTATGACGCAGCATCACGTCCACCCCAGGATCGCGGCCAAATTGCTGGGCGCGGCATACGAGGAAAAGAATAATTTGACAGAAGACACTGACGCTTTATAATCGTGAGACGTTCAACGGAGGTCAAAATGAAAACGCTTTTACAGCACCAGATTGAGGACGCCCAGTTCCTCGCCAGCAAAAAGTTCGCAGGGTGCTTTTCCGGCATGGGGTCAGGTAAGACCCTGACCGCCCTCGAAGCCGTTCGCCTGCGGAACCCAGCCATTACGATCATCGTCGGGCCGCCGATCTCTCTCCATATGTGGAAAGAAGAGTTCGAGGAGTTCGGTCTCGGCAAGGCACAGCTCCTCAAGACAGGCAAGACGCCTATCGACTGGGCAGCCAGCGCGATCATCTGCTCATGGGCCATCGCGCGCACCCGCGTCTCTGATCTCAAGCGGATCAACGCTGGAGTTCTCATCATGGACGAAGCCCACGCCGTCAAGTCTCCTGCCGCTAAAACCACCCAGGCCATGATCGGTCGTGGCGGTTTGTGCGAGAGCGTAGATCGGACATGGCTGCTGACAGGTACGCCGATCACGCGATGGAACGACGACATCTTCACGTTCCTATGCCGCGCTGATATGGACGGCCTCAAGCAACGCTGCGGCGGCAACAGCCTCGACAAGTTCCGCCTGCGGTTCTGCGTCACCCAGATGAAGAAGTTCAGCCCCCGGCAGCCTAGTCCCGTCCCTGTGACGGTCGGCAACCGCAACACCGATGAGCTGAACCAGTGGCTCTTCGATGGCGGCCTCGCCGTCCGCCGCGAGCTGAAAGACGTCTGGGCAGCTATGCCGCCGTTGACGACCAACAGCCTCCTCGTCCCGCTCGATGCCGACGCTGAGCTGAAGTCGATGCTCAAGGATATGGGGAAGATGAACCAGTCCCAGATCGAGGAGGCCGTCCGCACCAAAGATCCTCACCTCGCAACCATCCGCCGCCGGATCGGTGCAGCCAAGGTAAAGGCCGCAGCGTCTGAGATCGCCGACCGCATCGAGAGCGGTGCGGGCGGTGTCCTCGTCGGCGCATGGCACACCGAGGTCATCGACGAGCTGGTCAAGGCGCTGTCCGGCGGTAAGGTCCGCGTCGCCTCTCTCGATGGGCGAACATCGGCAGCGTCGAAGCAGGCGATCCAGTCCGAGTTCAACAACGGGCAGCTCGACGTCATCGTCGGGCAGATTAGCGCGATGGGCGTTTCCTTGAACCTCCAGCACGGCGGCAACCGGATCGTCGTGGTCGAGGAAGACTGGTCGCCGTCCGTCATGGATCAGTTCTTCGCCCGCCTGCACCGCATCGGGCAGACGGATCACGTCCACGTAGACATCCTGCGGGGCGACAACAAGCTCGAAGCAGCCGTCGCCCGCATCAGTGCAACGAAGCGCCGGGAACACGCCCGCGCTATGGATCAGGGAGACGCAGCATGAAGAGCTTCCTGATTGGGCTGGCCGTGTCCCCCGTCCTATTCGCCGCAGTCGTATTGTTCTGGTGGGTCGTCTTCGATGGTATCGACAGGCATATGGCTGAGGAAGAGCGGTTTTATCAAGAGTGCGGGGTCCATTACGGCCCGCCAACGGAGGTAGATTGAAATGAACATGAAAGCGTTGATCATCGGCGGCCAGAGAAATATGGACGCCAAAAAAGAATGGGGCTTCGACCGCACCAAGTACCTCAACAGCTCGGAGGCGGACAACTGCATCCGCTGGCTCTGGTACGACAAGCAGGGCTTCGAGGGAGAGGAGCAGGAGTGGGGCTACGCATGGCGCGGCCACATGGCTGAGGAGTACGTCATCCGCTGCCTGGAGGCCCGCAACGACGTCGACTTGATAAAGGCCGGAGAGGAGCAGGAGAGCCTCCAGGACACCAAGCGCAGGCTGTCGGCAACACCTGATGGTTTCTACCGGGTCGAGGTGGGCGAGATTTTCGGGCTGGAGATCAAGTCTATTGATCCCAGGACTAACCGCTCCAGCCTACCGAAGCCAGAGCACATCACGCAATTTAAGATCGCTATGGCGCTGGAGAACCAGACCGTCGGGGAGCGAGAGCCTAAGATACGCGAAGGTAGCCTGCTCTACATCGACGCCTCGAACTACAACGACATCCTGGAATTCACCGTCGAGGCAGGGGACGACAAGCTCCTGGACGTCTACGCCAAGAAGGCCGCCAAGGTACTACGTGCCAAGTCCGCCGACGCGCTGGATCGCGAAGGTAAGCGCAATGGTGGCTGCACCTACTGCCCGCACAAAAAGATGTGTGGCGTGGAGATGAGCGACGTGCAGGGTCGTCAGAGGGTACGCCGGGGCAGTGGCCTCGACAGTGCCGCTCTCGAATACATGGCCATCAAGGAAGCGCAGGACGTGGCGAAGCTCCGCCTCGATGCACTCAAGGAAGACATCAAAGACGGCTTGCAAGGCCGTCCCAAGGTCATCGTCGGCAACGTCGAAGTGACGTTGCAGATGACGAAGGGCCGGGAGACCCTGGACAAGAAGGCCGTCGCGGCGGCTGGTATTGACTTATCTCCCTTTACCAAGGTGGGCGCACCCAGCGAACGCCTTACGTTGAAACGTGTTCAGTAGAAAAGGATACTAGTAATGAGCACCGCATTGACCGCCTTCTTGCAGAAGGCAAACGTACCCGTACTCTCCGACGACGCATTGGCTGATGCCATCGAGCAGGGCCAGCAGGAAACCGGGGCGCACGGCCAGATCGGCGAGGGGGTTCGGTTCCTCTCATTCTCCGGCAAGACGGGCCGCTACGCGCTCGGCAAGAACAAGGACGATATGGACCCCGAGGATACTTACCTCGTGGAACCCATGAGCCTCTTGGCTGGGTGGGTCTGCTGGAAAGGCGGCAAACCTGTTGAGCGTCTCGAATGGTCGTTCTTCGGAGGCAGGGCTATTGCCGAAGAGGATCTGAAAGATCACGGGCCGTACAACACCAAGGCAGGCGAGGGCTGGGCTGACCTCCTCGGCTTCGGCTGCCTCTCGCTGGATGGCGAAGACGTGAACGTCAAGTTCTCGTCCAACACCGTCTCAGCGAAAAACGCGATGAGTGATTTGATTGAGGAGATCAAATCCCGGTCGCGTAGACGGGAGCCTGCGCTTCCGCTGATCCACTTCGATAAGGAGCAGTTCGAGGCCCAAGGCCAGACAAACTACAAGCCTAAGTTCGTTGTGGAGACGTGGGTGACGCGGGATCAGGCGTCTCTCTTCTTCGAGGGCATCTTCTCGGCGGACGACCTTCTCGAAGGTAAGAACCCGACGAAGGCGCAGCTCAAGAAGCTGGACGCCTAGAAGAATTGGCCCCGCCTCTTTCGGGGCGGGGCCAGTTCTTCAATTTTTATGTCACGTTCAACGTGCCAACACGGAGGTCAATCTATGAAGACCCAAGAAAAATACGCGAACTATAGAATGGTGTCAACGAAGCTCGACCTCATCGGGGCGTTAAAGACCATCGGCGTTGGCCCCTGCGCCCTAGATTTCGAGACTACGGCATTGCGCCCCGAGCACGGTAGAGTGCGCCTAGTCCAGCTATTCGACGGCAAGCACGGCTACGTCGTTGACTTCGACAAAATCAAAGGCGGCTTCGAGGCCGTCGCCTCTCTCTTCGACAAGGGGGAGTGGATCGTATTCAATTCCGGCTTCGAGTTGCGATGGTTCATCGCAGCCGGAGCCAGCCAAGTCCGCTGCCGGGATGTCGCTTACCTCCGTTGTGCGATCCTTGGCGGCGGGCGCTACTCCCTCAAGCAGGTCGTCGCCTGGGACTTAGAGCGCGAGATGGATAAGACCGAGCAGGCGTCCGACTGGGGCGCTAAGGAGCTGACGGCGGAGCAGTATCACTACGCATACAAGGACGCCGTCGATACATGGGATTTATACCAGCACTGGTACGACCGTGCCGACCTCGGCCACCTCGCCGGATGGAAACTATTCGACGATATGACACCCGCCATCATCGAGATGGAAGAGGCGGGGATGCTGCTCGACACCGAGCGCCATAAGAAGCTCGACCTCCACTGGCAGAAAATCCGGGTTGCCAAGGAAAAGATCGTCCGCAAGATTGTGCCGATCGACGACGTCGCCAATATCAACAGCAACGCGCAATGGTCCGACTTCTTCGCCCGCATCCTAGATGACGACACGCTGGCCTCATGGCCTCGAACAGAGAAGAGCGGGCAGCTCCAGACGACTGGGGACGTACTGCGCTCCATCGCCGCCCAGTTCGAGCAGGCCAACGGGAAGAACCCGATGACGACGCTGCTCGACGCGCTGGCCGACTATAAGAAGATTGAGAAGTACATCTCCAGCTTCGGGGAGACCCTGATCACCAAGGCGCAGTTGTCGCCAAACAAGCGCGTCCGCGCCCGGTTCAACATCGCTGCGGCGAAGACAGGCCGCTTCTCAAGCTCGAACCCGAACCTGCAACAGGTGCCTCGTGACCTTGAGCTGCTCGGAGAGGAGACCAGCGTCCGATCGTCGTTCATAGCGAAGACAGGCCGGAAGCTCGTCTCTCTGGATTACAGCGGCATTGAGCTGCGCGTCCTGGCTCTCCTGGCTGAGGATGCCGTGATGATGGCGGACATCCTAGAAGGCGATCTCCATGCCGAGGTCGCCTCGATGGTGACGGGCCGCCGTATCTCCATCCACAGCAGCGAGCGCAACAAAGACGACGACCGTGCGCGTAAGTCCGCCAAGCCGATCAGCTTCGGCATCATCTACGGATCGAGCGCCGGGGGGCTGGCGACAAACCTGCGCGTGTCAGTGGCCGAGGGCCAGCGATACATCGACGGATGGGCGGATCGCTACACCCGCGCCTTCGACTACCGGAACAAAGTTATGGATGAGGCGAGGAGAACACGCTACATCCGCTGCGTCGATGGCGGCACCATCTACATGGGCCAAAACCCGGAGATGCCTAAGTGCGCGAACTATCCCGTGCAGCGGGCGGCCCTGTCGATCATGGCTCGGGCCATCGCCCGCCATAAGGACACACTCGATCAGGAGCGGGCTGCTGGCCGTCAGCGGTACACCAAGATGCTGTCCACCATCCACGACGCCTTGATAGACGAGGCGGCAACGAGGGACGCGAAGAAATGCCTGCGCTTCATGGAAGACGACATGATCGCCGGATACCTCGACATATTCCCCGGCAGCCCGACAGACGGGTTGGTCGAAGGCGGCATGGGGCCGAACTGGGGTAAACTAGACTAGGAGGTCATTATGTCATTTATTCACACGTTCATCCGTTGGCTAAAACACCCGTTCTCGTCGAAGGTGGAGGCTACTTCCACTAAGAAAAAACCCTCGACGCGGGAGGCGGGTAAGGAGGTTGAGGAGGCGGGACGATGGTACTTTAAATCCGGCGTCTTAGAGCAGCTCCCTGCCTATATGCGCGACCTTAAACGTATGCGGAAAGGGGATACAGATAGCTACGCGTTGTACTCCCGCGTCGGCGCTTCTATTGTACCGGGAGGTAGTTTAGCAGCAACGGATAAAGTAGAGCCGTTGTTTAAGAATTGCCTACCCTCATTCACCGCCGTTTGCTTGTCTAAAGACGATGAGGAGGATGATGGCTACGCTGCTCGGTTTATCTACGTACGTAAAATCGCCCCGTCTGCGGGGATAGAGCCGTGGGACGGCCCCATATATACCTGCACAGTTTTCCTGTATTCCCCCACCGCTAAGAAGGCATATCGCCGGGGCTTTCTCACCTTCGTCGTTGGTATTTCCCCGGACCAAACAACGACGCTTCTGCGAGAGCTGCGTACAGTTAGCCAGATTATCCCGCATGGGGATGGCACCCGCTCGACGCTAAGCCGTAAGGAGTGGAATTACCCCTCGTGGATTAACGCTGTTGATGGGGTGACCCCGGATAAAGCTAAGGAGTACTTCTGCTGCGCCGCTAACTGGTACACGAACTCCGAGGGCGGTATTCGAGTTCAAGCGAAGAAGGATAATATTTCTGCCGTCTTCAACATCGATATGCTTAGAACACCGTACTTCTTCAAAGACCGCGACGATGTCATAGACCCGGAGACAGGGGTGAAGAAGCGGATATTTCATATCGTCCGCACCCATAAGAGAAAGACAGGCTCCTTCGTGAGGAGCCACTTTCGAGGGCTGCGCCGATTTAGTTGGAACGGCTACGCCGTGAATATAACTGTGCCAGACTTGCATCACAGGTCATTGATGGAATTCTCCACTGAGGCATACGACAAGGATAATTCGCCCGAGGAAACCGTTATGTTGGATAGTAAGGATGTTGGCGATCGACTGGCTAAGGTATTATCAGCTTGACATCAGTGTCTGCGGGGTTACTATACCCCTCAGACATTGAAACAACAGGAGGTCATTATGTCGCATCAAGGTTTTGAAACAGCCCAGGAAGCACTCGATTTCATCTTCGCCGGGAAGTCCCGGTTCACGTTGACGTCGGCAGCTTCCGGCAAGCACTTCACCTTCAAGGTCAACGAGAAGGACGGCGAAATCTTTTTCGTCAAAGTGCTGAACGGCCCCGACAACTCGTGGAACGGCGATTGGTTGTTCCTGGGGTTCGTTAAGGCAGACGAAGGTACGCCGACGTCCTGCCTGATCGCGGGCCGCAAGGGCCACCCAGACGCTGAGAGCTTCAAGGCTCTGAGCTGGGCGCTGGCTCACTTGAACCGGGGCGACATCCCGGCTCAACTCACCGTCCAGCACGACGACGCCTGCGGGCGTTGCGGGCGGGCATTGACCGATCCAATATCGGTCTCCACCGGCCTCGGTCCCGAGTGCCGCAAACATATTTAGGAGGAAATAGCCTATGGTAAACAACACACCTCAGCCGGGGGCGCAGCGGGAGCTGCCCCTCGGGGACCGGCGGCAGCGGTTCGACGCTGCCGTCCAAACCATCACCAAGGAGCGTGGGGACGCATACGGCCACCCGGTCGATGACTTCGACATCGCTGCTCAAATCAAGCGGGCTCTGCGGCCATGTAAAGATCCCGTAGTGCGCCACGCCTTGGAGATGATTGGCGTCAAGATGGCCCGGCTCTGTACGTCGCCGGACCACCTCGACAGCCTGATCGATATCGCGGGCTACGCTCGTACCATTACTATGATCCACGATGAGCGGGAGAGACGAGATGCCGACCGATAAAAAAGCCCACGCCAAACGTCAGCAGGCGTATTATTCCATGAAGCAGAAGACCCATACGCGAATATGTTTTTGGGTACGCCGTGACGAAGTAGAGGTGTTCCGCAAGGCGGCGGAAAGTAAACTTGCCTCTCTGGATAGGGGGAGGAAGTGATGTATAGCTGCGAAAAGTGCGCTGGTTACACAGCGCGTCTAGCCAAGGAAGTCGGAGGAGACGTTGGATGCTGGGTAGAGGCCCGCCCAGAGGAAATGGAGTAGATCATGCAAGACAATACCATCAAGGCAATCAAGGGCTTCAACACCGACATGACGTGTCGGGGCTTCCAGTACGAGGAAGGCCAGACCTACAAGCACGATGGGCCACCGGCGCGCTGCACGGAAAGCGGCTTTCACGCCATCGATGGCAACCCGCTTTCCGTGTTCAGTTTTTACCCGCCGACCAAGAGCGTGTACCACGAAGCTGTGTGCGGTGGCGACATCGACCGAGACGGCATCGGTTCCAAAATTACAGCATCGGAAATCACCATTCACGCACGACTTGAATTGCGTGAGTTGATCGCGCGCGCGGTCGATTGGATTTCAGCCAAGGCAAAAAGGGAAGGCGACAAGCAACTCGCCACCGGCTACGGGTCGAGCGCCGCCAGCAACGGCGAAAGGTCGAGCGCCGTCAGCAACGGCGAAAGGTCGAGCGCCGCCAGCACTGGCTACAGGTCGAACGCCGCTAGCAACGGCTACGTGTCGAACGCCGCTAGCAACGGCAGATGGACGAGCGCTGCCAGCAACGGCAACTGGTCGAGCGCCGCCAGCACCGGCGACTGGTCGAGCGCCGCCAGCAACGGCAACGGGTCGAACGCCGTCAGCACCGGCGACAGGTCGAACGCCGCTAGCAACGGCAGATGGACGAGCGCCGCCAGCACCGGCGACTGGTCGAGCGCCGTCAGCACCGGCGACTGGTCGAGCGCCGCCAGCAACGGCAAGCATAGCGTTGCCATGTCGGCGGGCCTCGACGGAATGGCCAAGGGCGCGAAAGGTTGTGCGTTGTTTCTGGTCGAACGCAACGACGATGGCGAAATTATCGCCGCCTGGGCGGGCATCGTCGGGAAAAAGCGCATCAAGCCCGACACGTTCTACACGCTCAATAACGGCAAGCCGGTGGAGGTTGAGTGATGGCTGACGATTTGATTGCCCGCCTTCGCCAGTATCGCGCCTTTGAAAGGAAGTGACATGAAAACAGAAAAAGGGCTGCAACGATCTGCCAAGTCCCGCCTAAACGAAACAATTCGCCGAGCCGGGGCTGTCAACGACATAGCCGAAACTATCCGCAATGACGGGTTCAGGCATGAACGGATGGCAGCGCTGCGGGAGGAAACTGAACGGCTTTTGCAGTGCGTCCACGAATTCAACGCTTACACCAACGCCCTCGGTCGCTAACGAGCCTTAGCGAGTTTAGGGTGGTTTAGGAGCGCTTGTCTGATCCATCAACGTAGCGCCAAATAGCCGCAGCCATTCCAAATGCAATAGGTTCCATTATCGGTTCTTATTCGCGCCTTTCCACTTTTCAAAAGAGCGCATACCACCAAGGCCAAGCATTCCCATCAACACCGGCATCATCACCGAAAGCTCTAGCGCCGGTAGAAGGGCGATTTGCTCCTTTGTCATAATGTCGCCCGCAATCGCCACAAATACGGCAAATGGCTTCAATAGATACTCCCACGCCAGCGACGCACCGCACACCCAACCGACGAAGGGACGCCAGCCAGAAACAAACCAGTTTTCGCTTTCTGCTTCCTTCATATTGATCTGAAGCTGGCCCATGACCTTTTGAAGTTCGCCGTCAATGGCCATCTTTTCCATTTTGCGCCGGGCTTCCGCGCGTTCTTCATCACTGGTGAATAAATCGTCAATGAGATTGAATAGCGGGCCAGCCGCACCAAGGATTGCCGGTATCATTGTTCACAACTCCTATATAAGTCTGCGATCCGCCGCGCCCTGTCGCCCACCTGTGCGGCCCATCGGCTGTCTAGCGCTTCATTTGCCGCCGCGCCGTATACGCCGTTTCGAAGCGCCCCCAGCATGTTGCGGAACTTCGACAGGCGGGGCCACCCGAGGTTGAAGCACATATTCACCAGCGCCCGTTGCGCCGGTTCGGGAAGGTCTCGCCACCAGGGCGCTTCGCGGTCAAGTTCGGCCATCGCAACGCCGATATCATTTTCCAGCAAATAGCGCGCCTCGTTCTCGGTAATCCCCACGTCATC